CATGGGGCGGCAAGGAGGTCTTGCAGAGTGTGGGGATGGTCGCGGACTGGTACTGGGAATGTGATGAGAAGGATAAGCCGGATGAGATCTGCGTGGATGCTATTGGGATGGGGGCAACAGCTGCCCAGAGGCTTGCAGAGGTGCTCAAGGGCGAGCCTGTGAGGGTGAGCAAGGTGAACGTCGCGCTGACAGGGGTGCAAGTGGGGGACAGGTTCGTGTCACACCGGGTGGAGTTGTGGGACAGAGGGCGCAAGTGGTTCGAGAGTGGGCTGGTGTCCATACCAAGCAACGCGACGTCACTCGCGGCGCAGCTGTCGTCGGTCGAGTGGGAGGTGAAGGACTCAAACGGCAAGTGGGCACTGGTGGACAAGAAGGCGGCGGGAAGCTCGCCTGACATGGCGGACTCGTTCTTGTTGACTTTCTCTGGGTTAAAACGCGGTAGATCTTCCTTTACAAAAGACTCAAAAGGGCGTAGAATAGTATCGATCAATGAAACTACTGGTGTGGGGTCCGCTAGTTATTTGAAACAAGGAGCATGACATGAACGTCGGCACACGTATTAGACAAATGATTTCTCGGGGAGCATCAAGCAATATGTCTCGCCGCAGCCAATTAAAAGTTAATGAGACAGATACAATTCGCGGGACAGACATTAGTTTTACAAACCCAGGGACAATTGCTTCTGCTGGTTCTGGGTTTGGTAGACTTGCTGCTGGCAGCATTATCACTGTTTTGGGTTCGACGCTAAACTCTCGCGATTACGTTATCGAAACAGCAGCGGCTGGGTCTGTTACTGTATCACCTGCTGTTGTGAGCACGGAATCAGCTGGTGCAACAATCCAGATTTATGAGGGCTAATCATGGCAACAACAAATAAACTTATGACTTTAGGGTCAACTGGTACTGGTAATTTATCAGTTAGCACAACGTCGGCCTCTGTTTCTTTGGCTTCGTTTAAATCAAACAGCGAAGATAGTATTCGTTTAGTGACGAATGTTGATTGCTACGCGCGGATTACTGCTGGGGCATCAACTGCTGTGACGACGGATGCATTGATCCTAGCTGGAACAGTTGAATCGTTTGGTATTCCAGCCGATGGCGACACATTGTCAGTCGTAACAGCAACTGGTTCTGGCGTTGTGAATTATCTCGTTTCCAAAGGTGCTTAATTATGGGTAACTTGAATCCTTTTGCAAAACCTAAGATGCCAACGCCACAAGTGATCCAAGCCCCTGTTGCTGGTGAAGATACGGCGGCATTGGAGGCGGAACGTAAGCGTCGCGCCCTCGCCCAAGGATCGACGGGGAACATTACATCAAATCTAAGCGGTGCCGTGGCAGATGCCGGGGCCGCAACACGCAAAACACTTTTGGGTGGCTAAGTTTATGGGCGCTGCATTTAAAGAAAATCAATTACCAGTTACTAGGGCAGATGAATTAAAATACAATAAAGATCCTTCTTATGCGTCTTTAAGTTTATCTGACCGCGTTGATTTTATATCTAATAAGAAAAAAAATGCAGGATTACCTATGAGTGATAGCGATAAAAATACATATTTAGGCCGAGGCCGGTCAAGCCTATTAGGGGGCTAATAGTGGAATCAAACGTCAAACCTTATTTGGACCGTCTGGGTAAGATGAAGTCCGACAGATCTACGTATGATACGTCGTGGCAGAACGTTTCGGATCTTATGCTGCCAAAGCGCGATTTCACCGTCAAGCGCACACCTGGTGATCGACGCACGCAAAAGATATACGACTCAACTGCAATGCACGCGACTGAACAGCTTGCTGGTGGTTTGCATGGTATGCTCACACCACCGGCTGGAAAGTGGGCTTACATCCGGCTCAAAGGCGGCGAGGACCGTGCCGCGCGCTTGTGGCTAGATAACGCCACTGACTTCCTCTTTGATATTTTCTCATCTCCTGAAAGCTCATTTGCCACAGCGGCATTTGAGTTTTACTTGGATATTGTCGCATTTGGCAACGCTGCTATGGCTGTTACGTACAAAGATGGCAAGATCATGTTCAACACAGAGCAGCTGCGCTCGTGCTACACGATGGAAAACGAAAGCGGTAAGAATGATATTATTTATCTCTGCCGTGCCTACCGTCCTGTGGAAATGATCCGTCGCTTTGGCGAAGCTAATGTGCACCAGAATGTGACAAAGGCCTATCGTGATGGGCAGACAGTTACGTTTGAAGTGGTGCAAGCGATTGAGCCACGTGATGAGCATTACGGGCGTGGGGCTGCAAAAGATAAGAAGCCTTATAAATCATGCTTTATTGATGCAACGAATAAACATTTGATGCTGGAAGAAGGATTCGATGATTTTCCTTTTATGTTTGCGCGTTGGAGTAAACGTGCTGGTGAGGCTTACGGCTACGGTCCTGGTATCGCGGCTTATTCGGAAGCGTCGCAATTAAACACTATGGTTGAGATCATGACTCGCGCTGCTGCGAAGAATACTGATCCCCCCTTATTATCCCCAGCAGAAGGAATGATTCTTCCTCTCCGTTTGGATCCTGGCTCGATTAACTTCTACAATCCGGATTTGGGCGAACCTAAGTTCTGGCAGAATGGATTTCAGCCTAATTACTTTGACGCGCTCATCGAGCAGAAGCGTGCACTTATTCAGAAAATGTTTTACGTGGATTGGATGAACTTGCCGCAAGTGGATCGCATGACCACGGTGGAAGTTAATCAACGGACACAGGATAGCTTGCGTCAATTATCGCCTATCTTGTCACGTCTGGCCTCCGAGTTTCTATCGCCACTCATCAATCGAACGATGTTTCTCGCGATTGATAACGGCCTCCTTCCCCGCCCCCCGCGTTCCGCGCAGGGCCGAGAGTTGGCGATAGAATACACTTCACCCATTGCGATTGCCCAACGCGCTGTGCAAGCGAACACAGTCCTTCAAGGGCTTTCGATTGGGGCGCAGTTAGCGCAATTCGATCAGTCTGTTCCAATGCTTGTGGATGCTAATGCAATATTTAAAGACCAGCTGCGTAACACCTACGCTTGGCCGGAAAAGTATTTGCGTTCGGATGAAGATGTCGAGGAAATGAAAGAACAGCAACAGCAACAAGCGGCTATGGCACAACAGGCCCAAGTTGCTGAAAGCTACGGTAAAACTGCTAAGAACGTCGCAGGAGCTATGTCTGAATCTGGCATGATTTGAGAGGTCACATGTCCAAAAAACTATCTGCTAAAAAATATCTGGAATACTACAAAGAAGTATTCGCTTCCGAAGCTGGCCAAATTGTCCTTGCAGATTTGGTCAAGCGGTACCGCGTTATGCGACCATTCCCCATGAACAAACGTAACCAAGGTGACTTGGAGTTCTGCGAAGGTCAACGCCAAGTGGTTGTTGACTTGCTGCTCAAGATGAATTACGATTTAAACAAATTAAATGAGTTAATAGATAACAAACAAGTGGAGGTCAGCTATGAGTGAAGATTTAGGACAAGTAACAGAGCCAGCAGCTGCCCAGGCAGCCCCAGAACCAAGCCCGCGTGACGCATTTATCTCGATGCTACCGGAGGAGTTTCGTTCCGAAGGTGTGTTTGCCCCGTTTAATAACGTTGGTGATTTGGCGAAATCGTACATTAACGCAGCCAAAATGGTTGGGTTGGATAAGGGACAGGTTTTACCAATCCCCCGTGACGACAGCCAAGAGGCGTGGGATGCGGTGTATTCAAAGCTTGGCCGCCCTGAATCACCTGATAAATATAACCTGGAATCATATAAAGATGCAGCGGCCCCCGAAGCTCTTAAAGATTGGGCGGGTAAATTGCATAGCTTGGGGTTAAACCAGAAACAAGTTGACGGCATTTTAGGAGATTTTTTTGGCCAGAGCAAAGCTGCTCAAGAGGCTGTGGAACAGCAAAAAAACCAGCAATTTGCAGCTTGGAATGAAGAAATTACAAAGGAATTTGGCTTGGCTAAGGACCGCAAGCTGGACGCTGCGGTAAACCTTGTTGAAAAAAATATGGGCGATGGGGCGTTGGATTTCATTGCGGAACATCCAGAAGTATTTAAAGACCCTCGCATGGTTAAGTTTTTGGTAGCAATGTCTGATAAAACAGGCGAAAGCTCCGTGCTTCTCCCCGGTGGTCAGAAAACAGATGGGCCTATTTCACCATCTGATGCTAAACAACAACTTAATGCGCTCTACGCTGACCCCAACTACCAGAAAGCCGCATGGGACAAAGCCCACCCGCAACATCAATATTACGTTGATTTGCAAACTAAACTTTGGGAATTTGCTTCTCCGGGTGATCGCTAATGAAACTAGAATCACTCCGCCTTGCTTTGGACTATGTTACACACCTTCCGGCTGCATCTCAAAGATCGCCTGAAATGGTTGTTGACATAGCCAAGGTATTTATGCTATTCTTAGAGAATGATAAGGATAAAGTGGACAATCCGGCTCCTGGATCCACAACGCCTAAATCTAAAACGCTGAATCTTAGCGGACAGGGACAATCCTCCAAAGGATCCCAGTAGCTCCTTTAAGACAATTCGGAAAACATTATTGTATGGCGACGCGCACCCTAAAGGTGACTCTTGCCTTGTTTTTCTATTGTCTAACAAAAAGGAGACGTAAATGTCTTTCACAAACCCACCTACCTCGTTCATTCAGAACTACGGTAATTCTGTCATGATGATGGCGCAGCAACGCGAATCAAAGTTGCGTAACCTTGTCTTGAACGAAACCGCAACTGGCGAACGTTTCTACTTTGAACTCTACAACCAAAACCCAACGATGAACCAAGTTACATCGCGTTTTGGAGACGTTGTGGTTAACGACACAGCTTTCGAGCGTCGCGCCGTTGACCTCCTGGACTATGACTTTGCTCAATTCATTGACAGCTTTGATAAAGCCAAGATGTTGATTGATCCTGCCAACCCGATTAGCATGGCTCAAGCTGCACAAGTCGGACGTCAAATCGACCGTATCATCATCAACTCGGCCTACGCTGACATGTTGACTGGTAAAACTGGTTCGACCACATCATCCTTGCCTGCTGGTCAAGTTGTTGCTGTCAACAGCTGGGCTTATGGTTCGGGTTCTGGTAACGCTAACTTAACGATTTCCAAACTGATTGAAGCTGGGGCCATTATGGATTCCAACGATGTCCCGATGGAAGATCGTTATGTTGTTTTGGATCCTGTCAACCACAGCAAATTGCTCGCAACTGCGGAAGCTACATCGGCTGACTTCGTAACGTCACGTAACTTAGTGACTGGCGAAATCGACGGTTTAGTCGGCTTCAAGTTCATCAAGAGCACGTTGATCCCAACCGATGGTTCTGGCTACCGCCGTGTGTTTGCGTTCCAACGCACTGGTATGGGCTTGGCCGTTGGTGTGAATCCGGTGTTTGACGTTTCGATCCGTAAGGACAAACGTTCACAGCCTGTGCAAGCGTACATCATGATGTCGATGGCTGCTACACGGTTGGAAAATACTAAAGTCGTTGAAATCAAATCTTTGGCGACCTAACATCTAACTTGGCTAAAGGAGAATAACCATGCCAGCAGTAAACTTCCCCCTCGTAAACGCGGCCCCGCCTACCAAGGTTGGTCCGCACGCTACCGGCGGTGTTGTCCGTGTGATTTCCGAGACTTTCACATACGCAACAGACGCCGCAGGCTCGTACAGCATCACTGGTGGCTTGCTGCCAGTTGGTGCTCGCGTTCTCGATGCTTATTTCGTTACATCAGTTACCACGGGTTCAGCAACGCTGGCCTTGGGTATTTCTGGTACGACAGCTAAGTACATTAACGCTGCCGCAGTAACAACTGCAAACAGCCGCACAGTACAAGTCAACCAAGCCGCGTTGTTGACGGAAATCACGACTGCAGAGCAGTTGTTGTTGACCGTTGCAGCAGCTTCGTTACCTGCTTCTGGTACGCTGCGTATCGTTGTTACGTACGTCGTAGAATAAGCCCGAGACCTCCGGGCTTACAGCGGCACCTGCTTGAGTGGTGCGGTTAGCGAGCTATCGCTATTTTCTTTGGAGGTACCATGTCATCTCAAGTAGAAATATGTAATCTAGCCATAGGCAAACTTGGCTCGACATCGTTTATTACTGACATTAACGATGAAAATTCAAAAAACGCATTATATTGCCGCCTGTTTTACGGGCCAACACGCGATGCTTTACTACGTTCACACTTGTGGAAATTCGCTAGAAAACGCGCCGTCCTAGCGCCATTGGTTGACCAGCCGTTATTTGATGGCGGTAATTATTTTCAGTTGCCAACAGATTGTCTGCGTGTTGTTGGCACCGATATGGATTACCAAACTTCTTACGGGCGTTGGTTTGTAGAAGGCAATAAAATTGTTGCTGACACAACCGTTTTAAACATTGTTTACATTGCGAAGATTGAAGATGAATCTCTATATGACCCTTTGTTTGTTCAAGCTTTTTCTCTTTATCTTGCTCACGAAATGTGCAATGCGTTGGTTCAGTCGGAAAGCACAAAAGGAAACTTGGCAAATGAAATGCAAGCAGCTATAATTAGAGCAGCACACGCTGGGTCAACAGAGCAAGATGGTCAGGCGTTCATATCCGAGGTATTCCTAAGGGCGCATAACTAAATGGGACGACCGTTTAAATACATACAGTCTGTTTTTAACCGAGGGGAGATTTCCCCTCGTATTGTAGGCCGAGTTGACATCGACGCCTACTACAATGCACTTAAATATTCTGTAAATATGTTGCCGTTCCCACAAGGGGCTGTTACAAAGCGTCCGGGGACCTATTACGTATCAACTGTCAAGGACAGCGCGGATACGACAATTTTGATTCCGTTCAAGTTCTCAACTGTCCAAAACTACGTCATTGAGGTAGGGGATTTATATTTCCGGTTTTACCGTAATCGGGGTGTTGTAGAGTCGTCGCCTGGTGTCGCGTATGAGTTAGTTACGCCGTGGCCTTCAACTGTTGTACGTGAACTTAAATTTGTCCAATCGTTTGACCGTTTGTACGTATTCCACAAAGATTACCAAACACGTGTCATTACACGGACATCGGACACATCTTGGACGATAAACACGCTTACGTTTGAAGATGGGCCATTTTTGCCAGCAAACGCGACTGCTACGACGATTAACCCGTCTGCTGCTACTGGCTCCATTACATTAACGGCGTCCACATCTATATTTGTCGCCGGTGACGTTGGCAGACAAGTTCGTCTACAAATATCATCCAATAACTGGGGATGGGCAACACTTACTGGGTATACTTCTAAGACGGTTGTCAACGCGACGGGGAACAGTACATTTACACCACAACCAACACCATTGACGAGATCAACAGAAGCAAGCCGTGCTGATACGGTTGTC